ACCTTAGGTTGGAGGCAATTGACGCGGAATTGGATAAAGCGCAGGATTACAATAAAAATATATTAAAATTAAAAAACCAATACAACAAAACAAATAGAAAGTTTGTTTTCTTGAGAAAGCCTAGCTCCCAGTGGATTCGATATGCAAATGAAAGTTTGCAAGCAGCATTTGATCATAAGAAGATATTTTTTGCTGGGGCGGCTATGGATGATGATTACAATAACCAGAGGAAGGCCAGAATCCCAATTAAGGAATTAAAGTTTCTAAGGAATGACCCAAATGAGACAAGTGCCGTTGGAGCGAGGATGATTGATTTCGTTGAGCATCAAAAAGACATGATGGATTTGATCAAGGTGCAGTGCGCTCTTGTCCATGTAACAACTTCGGTTCAAGGAACGCAAAGCTTTGATTTGCCCCCAAACCTAAGAAAACAAAAGGGTGCTGATAAAGCTCGGAAAGACTCCTACTCGGCATTAGTCCTTGGAAATTGGATGGTTGGTGTTTTCCTTGATATGGAAAGCCATGAGGGCGACCAAGCGCATTCTACGTTCACTCCAATGTTTATTTCTTAACATTTAAAAGTTGAAAGTCAACTTTGGGGTGTAATATAAATCACATCCCATGGCTAAGAGAAAATATAATAAGAAGTCTGATTATTGGAAAAAGTTTGAAAAGGATAACGAGCAGTCAGAAGGCTCATATGTTGCGCCTTCAGCTAGTACCACAATACCCGATCTATTGGGTGAACCGTTTTATACGTCTGATGCATCTTATTCAGATGTGGCCAAAGCACGAACAAATTTAGATGTCGGCACAAGAACTGGCACTCGCACAAATAGAGTAGCTTATCGTAATCAGCACGATAGATTTTCTAGCATTAAAGTTGGCCTACTACCCTATAGCTACGCCGCTGATGGGTGTAGCGCCCGAGACGGTATTGAGCTTTCTCAAAAAGCTTATGCAAATGTAGCTATTTTTAGAAACGCCATTGACATCATGGCTGAATTCACGAATACAGACGTTTACTTGGAGGGTGGAACAAAAAAGAGTCGTGAATTTTTCACTGAGTGGTTCAGGAAAATTAATTTAATAAACCTTAAAGACCAGTATTTTAGAGAATATTATCGCAGTGGTAACGTGTTTCTTTATAGAATTGATGGTAAATTTAAAACTGAAGATTATGCCAAGTTAATGAATCAAGTTGGCGCAATTAATCCCTCCTCTAATAAAATTCCACTTCGTTATATTTTACTCAATCCGTATGACATTATAGCTAAAAAAGCCTCCAGCTTTGCCATTGATGGTTATGAAAAAATCCTTTCTGATTACGAGATGGCTAGACTTCGGAATCCCCAAACAGAAGAGGATTTAGAAATTTTTAATAGCTTGGAGCCTGAAGTTAAAGAATTAATTCTAAGAGGTGGTTACCATAAAGACGGAGTAAAGGTAAAGCTTGACCCGTATAGGTTATCCTACTCTTTTTACAAGAAGCAGGATTATGAGCCATTCGCTATCCCCTTCGGATTCCCTGTGCTAGAGGACATAAACGCTAAGCTTGAGTTGAAGAAAATGGATCAGGCTATAACCAGAACAGTAGAGAATGTAATTCTACTGATAACGATGGGCGCTGATCCTGATAAGGGTGGTATAAATGCGAACAATTTAAAGGCGATGCAAAACCTCTTCAAAAACGAGAGTGTTGGGCGTGTTTTGGTTTCCGATTACACAACCAAGGCTGAATTTATCATTCCAGAGCTTAACAGGGTTTTGGGGCCAGAAAAATACGAGATACTTAACGAGGATATTAGGCAAGGTTTACAGAATATCGTTATTGGTGAAGAGAAGTATAGCGCTACTCAAGTAAAAGCGCAGATTTTTGTTGATAGACTCAAAGAGGCAAGACACGGATTTGTTAACGATTTTCTGCAAAGGGAGGTCAAGAGGGTGTCTAGGGAACTGGGCTTAAGGTCTTACCCAACTGTTCGCATGAAGGACGTAGACATGAGGGATGAGACCCAATTGATGAAAGTTTCTACACGTTTAATGGAATTAGGTATTCTCACCCCACAGCAGGGTATGGACATGTTTAATACGGGGCGTTTCCCTGAAGCCAAAGACATTGCTCCCGCTCAAGGACAGTTTGTCAAACAAAGGGAAGAGGGTTTCTACAACCCGCTTGTTGGAGGTGTTCCAATGGTAGGAGCAGGCGGAGCAGCCACTCCTCCCCAAAAAAACACAACTCCTCGCCAAGCTGGCAGACCCGAGGGAACTACAGGAATACCACTTGAGGCAAGTTATTCTCGGGAAAACATACAACAAACCGTATATCAAATAGAAAAGTTTATTGCTGAGGCTAAACCAAAAATGCTTAAGAAATTGGGTATTTCCAAAGCCAAAAATGCTTCGGATGCTCAACTTGAAGCTTTTGAAAAGTTGTGTGAATCCATTGTTTGCTCCAAAGATAAAGAATCTTGGGTAGAAACTCTTGAATCTTGTGTAAAGGATTTTAACAAAATACAAAAATTGGATACTCTGGACGAGGTTTTAGATATATCTAACACTCACAATTTAGAAGTTTATCCCGCTGCAATCCTTTATCACAGTAATGAAAGAAAATCTTGATTCAAAAGTAAGTTTTAAAAACGGCGAATTTGAAGTTAGCGTTTTTGAAAAAGAGCAAGCCAAGGCTGAATTTGGAAAACCTTATTCTAATCTGCAAGAAGAAAAAAGGCGGATTACGCTAGACCAAGACGCGAAGGATAAGCGGGAACTTGCCCATGAAAATCTTAAGGAGATGCTTAAGCATCACGAAGATGCCGTTAAAAACATTAAGGCTGAGATCGCTGCACTTGAAAAGGACATGAAGCAAGACGAGGGCGATATTCGCAATGAGTCAGATGCTAACATGGTAAAAGATGGCGAATATGTTGGTAAACCACCCGAAACCAAGATGGAGGGAGACGCTATCAGGGGATACCCCCGTAAACCAATAATGGCGGAGATGGTAAAAGATGGCGAATACGTC